ATTGTCGGAGGAACACCCTGTCAAGCTTTCTCAGTCGCAGGACTACGCAAAGGGCTTGACGATCCACGGGGAAATCTTGCACTCACCTTCATTGCAATGGTTGAACACTATAAACCCGAATGGGTCGTATGGGAAAACGTTCCCGGTGTTTTGTCAAGCAACGGAGGACGGGACTTTGGTTCCTTTGTCGGGGCGTTGGCAAACATCGGGTATGGGTGGGCCTACAGAGTGCTTGACGCTCAGTACTTTGGAGTCGCCCAGCGTCGTAGAAGAGTCTTTGTTGTCGCACATTCTTCAGGAGACTCAAGACGTGCAGCCCAAGTATTATTTGAGCCAGAAAGCTTGCGACGGGATAATACGAAGGCTCAATCAAAAGAAGAAGGTAGATTTTGGAACGGATCAACAGTAACTCAGACATTGGATGCAGTGCTGCACAAAGGTCAAATGATGCCGGAGAAGAACCGATTTCCAGTAGTGACGACTGGAGAGTTGTCGTGTTCGCACATGAATGTGACGAAGACGGAAATTGCCCAATATGTAACATTGATTACGCCGAGTGCAGTTGTCCTGGACCACATCAAGAAGATGAATATGAGTACAGCGAAGACTCTGACGGAATCCTTATTGCCCGTAGGATTGCGGAAGATAACACCGACTGAGTGCGAACGCCTTCAAGGTTTTCCAGACGGATGGACAAACATACATTTAAAGACACCAGACGGCCCTAGATACAAAGCACTAGGAAATTCCATGGCTGTACCCGTCATGCGCTGGATAGGGGAAAGAATTAATGAATATAGCTAAACTGGTAACAATCACACCAGACGCAGAAGCACACATCGCCTACTGTGCTCGCGTATCATCACCAAACCAAGAGAATCCAGAGATCACACGTCTTCTTAAGTACTGCATCAGCCACAAACACTGGAGCATATTTGAGATGGCACACATGGTTGTTGAAATAAAGACGTCACGTGCTATTGCTGCTCAGATTCTTAGACATAAGTCGTTTTCATTTCAAGAATTTAGTATGCGCTATGCGCCTGTGAAGTCAGAACCACCACAGGTAATTGGAATGCAACGCCTTGCTGGCTCACACAACCGCCAATCAAGCTTGCCATTACCAGAGTGGGAAGAACTTACAGATCAACAACAACTAGTGCTTATTCGGGCAGATGACGTAGTCAAAAGTGCATACACTGTGTACAACGACTTGTTGCAATCAGGGTTTGCCACAGAGACAGCACGAATGATTTTGCCTTTGGCCACACCTACACGCATGTACATGGCTGGAAACATTCGAGACTGGTTGCACTACGTTGACTTGCGAATGCAAGACGACACACAACTTGAACACAGGCAGATCGCCGGCGACATCAAACTTATCATCGAAGAACAGCTGCCAACAATCTACGCAGCCATGTGGGGGAAATAATGAACATCTTTGGATTAATCAACACGGACGAGAATGTATTCTTGCCGGCACAACAGACAACACGGTCCGCTGGTTACGACCTACGAGCACGTATTACAGAACAATTGGTCATCCAGCCTGGTCAACGCACATTGATTCCAACTGGTGTCTGTCTCACCAACGACATGCCAGATAACTATTTGCTTGCTGTGTGTAGTCGATCTGGACTTGCTATCAACCACGGAATCTATGTATTGAATGCACCAGGCATCATTGACGCTGACTTTGTAGGGCAAGAGATACAAGTCATCTTGGCTAACTGTGGATCCGAACCGGTTTACATCGCACCACGGTTACGCATCGCTCAATGTGTACTTTTTGAACACAAAGGCCAAGTTGGAACCAATGAAACGCTACGCCTTGGCGGGTTTGGAAGTACGGGCTAGATAATCAGCTCACTATGCACTAGGCACTCACGTATATTCTTGTCGTGAAAGTCTTCGGCGTGCAACTTTAGTATCATGCCACCTTTTGGTAAAGCGCTTCCATCCATGAGCGCTCCGTAGTTATCTTTACGGCCATGTTCCAATAGGTGGCTTGGTGTTGTGCCTGTGTATGTATCCATGTACGCACCGGTACGAACAGTCAACACATCCTTCTGACAGACTCTATTCTCAGGTTTGTACTTACCTGTATTGTAGACAATCTTAGAATCCCTACCAGCTTGCTTGTTGTGTGTGTGTCCACGCCAGATTGCATCGACGCCTTCTAGCCACATCTGTGCACGTGAGAATGTAATAGCACCTTTTGTCACGGGAGCTCCGCCACCCGCACCATGATGGTAGTGGATTACATAATGTCCAAACTTCTTTCCTAATCCATTGACGTCCATCCGAAGGTGTATGAACCCGTGATACCCACCGTAGTTAATAGGCTTGCCGCTTTCCTTAGCAAGCAAGATGCATAGGTGTTTCACCGGCTCAATGTGATGGAATCTCGCAACACTGTCGTCGTGGTTGCCATCACCTATCATCAGGATCCGATCAGCGTAGGGAGCCAGGATTTCATATGCCCAGCGGATAGACTCACCAATCATGTCGTCACCGGCGGTGAACATCCGTGGATGTAAGTTGTTTGCTCGGTAACGCTTTCTATCACCAGGGAGGATAGCGTCGAACACATCACCATTGATGGCGATCAAAGCGTTCTCAGCTTCCGCACGCTTTAATTCCTTTTCAATTAACTTGTAATCAGTGTGCAGTGATCCGATGTGTAAATCGGACATCAGCGCAAGATTTAAGACGTTTCCACAGGAGTGCTCGATGACTGTCATGCTTGATTATTGTCACAGGATTTGGTGTTTGTAGTAACAACAGTCAAGGGCTAACAGGATGCAAGTATGTAGACTTGAACCACGCTATAGCACAAAAAAAAGGGCATCCGAAGATACCCTTGAGATTGGACATGAAGACTAGGGAATGCCTTGCTCGCGCAAGACAGACAACGGAGTAATTCGGATAAGGTGGCCATACTCCGCTGTCTGCTCAATATATATCATTCTCTCAAGTGGTAGTCCAGCTTCATACATGGCATACCTTCCTGGGCCTAGGATGTCACGCAGGACGGCATCAGGCATCATGCCAATCAACTCATCCCTAGACATATAGTCAGGCACTGCGCCGCCACGGACAGATGCATACTCCATCCAAGTCATAGTGATCGGCACAAGGATACAACGACACCGGGGATGAGATTCAAACTCATCGTTAGTAGCGTAGACTTTCCCGTGAAGCGTCAAGCATCCAACACACGTCTTGTTGTCAACGACAGCGACGCGACGATAACCCGTGACTAATCCAGAGTTTAGTCTATTGATACTGGTAGCCACACGCCTTGTTGTAGCTTCGATTTCGGTAGTAGAGATGTTCTCAAGCGCATTGTCAATGCTGTCTATATATCCATTGATCTTCCTGACCCAGTCTTTGGCATCAAAGTCTTGTAGTGTAAAGTCATCAATCATGCCACGAAAAACGCGAGTAAGAGTATCTGCCGATGTGGCCTCAATAATGTCTTGTAGGCTTTGTCCACCGTAACTATTGCCGGTAGTAAACTCGTCTTTTGAAGGTTTGCGGATAATAGGGCTACGAACACGAGCTGGCTTGGACCCCATACTAAAGATAATGACGTTTGGATACATCATCAAGGTAGCAGCAATGGCAGCTTCCTGACCATTCGTGACAATCTCAGTAACCTTAGACACATACTGCTTGTGCTTTTCGTTGTCTTGTAGTAACTCAACGATTTCTTGGTAGTAACGTTCAGCCTGGAATGCAGTGACGTCAGGAAGTTGCATCATGGCAAGGATGTCAATGATACGGTCGTACACATCTACAAACACGTTTGAGATGCGATCCTTCGCAATCCACAGAACTGCGTCTACTTCTTCGCGATAGTAACCAACAGCATTGTCATACTTGTTGACAGTCTCCTTGACTGCTCCTGTGTTGGAGTGATTACACTCATCACCACAAACGTATGCCATCCATCCATCGTCCATAAGAACATTCTCCTTGCTATACAAGCGCAATCTGTTATAGAATAGTGTAACGTATTTTGATGCTATCACGGCATATTAGGGGCAATATGACAGACAAAACTCCACGTACTCGCAGGGATTACCTGTGGGCACACCAAGAAATCCTTGCTGGTCGCAAGGTCATGCGGTTTGAAGCTCGCTGGTTTGTACAGATGGTAGAAAATCGTATGTGTACTTACCGTATTGATGGTGGCAACAACCGAGTGTTTACTGGAATTACTACACTAAACTCAGCGGATCTTATGGCCCTTGATTGGGTTACATGCGAGTGAATGGATCTACAGGACAGAGGGAGATTGTTTTATGACAAAGATATTTATACAAGATAACGGGTTTGACTTCCCTAAGCATTGGCGGGAGACCTATGAAGTCTGCGACGATCGCGGATACGGCGCCAAGGTTGCTGAATACGAGCAAGTCATCATCGGTGCAGTCATCCAAGAGATGCGTAATGTCAAGCACGGCACACTACAACCAGAACCACATCACCAGGCAATCCTTGACCACGTCAAAGACCTGATTGAAACAACGGTGGTAGACGAATGGCTAGAGGAGCTTACTGAAATCCTCAAAGACTTCAATTACGAGATTGCGTACGAAGACTAATGGATAAAAGACGAAAACTAACCCCTGAGCAGGTAGATGAAGTGCTTGCAATGGTTGACAAGGGCATGACGCTAGAATCCGTTGGTAGGGCAATGGGTGTCAGTACGTCGCACGTACAGCGGATGAGAGCAACACACAACAAAGGTGAAGTTAAAGCCAAACCTACGTCTCTGTCCAGCTGCATGAAGTTTATTGCGAAAGGCTTCCCATTCAAGCGTGTTGGCTGGGATAACTACTTCTACTACTATGACACTGAAAACTCTTGGTTTGTAAAGTACAGGTATACGAGTGACCACGGGGATGATAACGAAATCATCTGGTATACGCTTGACTTGTCCCTTGAGGCATTAATGGCCAAGGACTGGGTTGTGCTTACATGGGATGCAGTAAGCCATTTTCATGGATGCGACAAAAAGGTAGTTGAATGAACAAAGGGATAACGCAAAGGCAAGCTTTTTCACACCTACTAAAAGGCACAAAGATACGACGTAAACGGTGGCCAGATAACAACTGGATCCAGCACGTGCATACAGACGATCGAGTTATCTTGCATTGCTATTGGACGACACCAGTACCGGAAGGCGGATCAATAGCAGATGAGATAATTTTTGGGTTAATCGCATGGGATGACTGGGAGGTAGTGGAATGACTAGGAAGTATATTTATGATTAGTATATTTACGGGCATACTAATTGGCATAGGCATTTGCTATCTAGGTAGCCTGATCTATGACATCGTTAAGTTTTACAACTTCAAGGCTTGGCTACGAATGAAAAATGTAGACATTGAAAGCATGGACGAAGAAAACATGCGTGCAGCCATGACAGCTTACAACCTACGTAAAGTACCTAACGTCATTGTCGAATTGATTCCAGATCCAGATAGCGTGGATGACAAGGAAGTAGAATAGGCATGGAGCCAGCACAATAACTTTGGATTGGTAATTGATAGCTGGCTCCAGTTGTAAAGAAATCCTTTACAGCTTATACTTCGCATGGCAGGGAAACCTGACTACGTTTGAACAACAACTGCTCACAAAGAGAAAGACCACTTGGAAATCATAGCCCCAGATTACTGGACGAAGCCTATGATCTACAGGTGGTCTTTTTTGTGGATGGTTCCATTATGGAACCTACCTTTCTAGAGCGTGCCTTATCCTAGCTTCAGCTATCTTGTAGTACTGCTCGTCCATCTCGCAGCCAATAAAGTCAAAGCCATCAAGCATCGCAGCTTTACCAGTAGTGCCTGAGCCCATGAATGGATCCAGTACTGTGCCACCAGGCTGTGTTACAAGACGACATAGGTAACCCATAAGATCCACCGGTTTTACCGTAGGGTGGATGTTGCCATGCTCATCTAAGTCTCGATCCTTCTTCCCTGCCTTAGAACAATAATAGAAGCGTGCAGCAGAACCCGTAGAAGAGTCAGCTTGACCAGAGCGAACATAACCTGTAGGTTTACCGTCGTTATTAAAGTGCCTCGCACCATCGGTGCGAACCCATGAACCACCTTTGGTATTAGGAAACAGATCAAGCACCTGCTGCGATCCATCATGGATGAAGTTAGCTGGCCATCTACCTAACGGGTTAGCAGGGTTAGCGCCAGATAAGTCACTACTGTTCTTCCAGCTGTTATCCATCACACCGCCACGCTGACGTATCTGGTCCACACCCTTAGACAGCTTCTCGTAGTCATCCGCATCCATAGGTACACGACAAGCATCTATATTCATGCCGCCTGTACCATACTCAAGCACATTCTTAGCAATAGTACCTATCAAGGGTTTCCGGGCTACTGTGATCGGTTCCAGTGAAGGTTTAAGAGAACTACCCCAGCCTTCCCACTTCTTAGCATCATCTGACTTGGCCTCATACGGAGGCACAGGATTACTAGTAAGCTTATTCTCCTGATCCACATCAGACGCTTGGTAACTACTTGCAGTAGGGATAGCCTTACCCCGATTACCATGGCCATGTAACTTATCAATAGAGACAGACACATTATGAGACTTAGGGAACCCTCTCCCATAAACCCAAGCGATCATGTCCCTGATCTCAAAACCAGCATCCTCGATATTCACTGCCATACGATGCTGAGTCCGAGTGCCAGCAAACGCTAACAAGTAACCACCAGGTTTCAACACACGTAAACACTCACGCCACACATCAACACCAGGAACATCGTAGTCCCACTTCTTACCCATGAAACTCAAACCATAAGGAGGATCACACACAACACTATCAACACTACAATCCTCCAACAAACCCATCCCATCCAAACAATCCCCTAACAACAACCTA